TCACTTCTTTGATTTGCTCACCGGGCTTACGTAATGTTTTCATTTCGCTAGTATTTGCATCAAACCCTAGCAATGTGTTACCTTTAACACTAAACACTTTGCTGTACTCGTCAGCAATGTAGTGATGTAGCTTACGCTTACCTGTATCATATACCCATGCTTCACTTGCTCCGTGAAGTTTTGTAGGATGTACACTAACTAAATCAAGTTTAGCCGCTACATCTTTGAATAACTTCACGTACTTTAGTTTAGCAACAATCTTCTCAACTGGAACCGCTTTGCGTTTACGTGGGGCCTTGCTTGCTTTCTTAATGCTGATATAGCTATTCAAGTCACCTAACACACCCTCAATAAATTTCAGAATGTTACGAATTTGAATCTTGCCTAGAAACGCATAGCCCTCTTTCAATGACTCGTCACCGTCACTTAGACGTTGAAATTCATCTTGCTTACGTTTCCAAATATCAACGATAATATGAATATGTTGCGGCATGACATTGTATCTTGCAACAATATCAACTGTCTTTTCCGATGCTTTGCCAGTAGTAACAAAATCGTCAATCATCCCTTCCATGTCGCCGGCAGCCGCGTTTGCTTTTTCACGCAATACTTCTTGAATGTTAGGCCGTGTAGTTGCCGTTTCTACAATACTAGTTTGACTAGTTTTTACCTCAGTCTCTGATAAAGATTTGACTAATCGGGTAATCTCATTTTGAAGGGTAAGTTCTTCATGCTCGGTTAATTCTAGACCGCGCATTGTCATACGTGCTACCCAGCACAATGTAATAATGAATTCGCTTTCATGTACCTTACGAACCAACTTAGCCTCGTCTGTTCGCTTATTGTAATCCAGATATTGACACAATAGTTCTTTTGCGTCTTTTTTACTGTAGAATCTACTATACCAAGTAAAACTTCTAGCAAGTGTTGAAAATCTAGCTTCTGGGTCAGGCTGAATTGGGAAGAAGGGTTCTTCTCCCATGTATTTTGTATCAGCATCACGTGGGTTGAGTGCTTTTACAAAATGATCGTCGGTATGCTTACGTGTAGCCATATATTACTCCAAAGTTTCAATTGAATACGTATTGTAGCACAGGGACCATTTGTTGTCAACCTTTTGGTAATACGCTATCGTCTGTATTTACGATAAATAAGTAATAAGGTAGGTTAATTATGCCCCGGCTTTCACTTTGGCGTCCCAATAAAACTAATGATTATAACTTTTTTGATAAGATAATATCAGAACAGTTCACCGCAGGTTCCACGGATTTGTATGTACATAAGTATATGGGTCCTACAAATCAAGGTCCATCCATTGATGCTACTCAACCTGAATACGATGTATTAAATCCAACTAATATACAAGACTTATTATTCTTGGAAAATCGTGATAGATCATATGATCCAAATATCTACCGTTTACGTGGACATTATAATGTACAGAATTTAGATTTTGATTTAAGTCAGTTTGGATTGTTCTTAAATAACGATATCATTTTTATTACTGTTCACTACAATGACATGATCCAATTGATTGGTAGAAAATTGATGGTAGGGGATGTAATAGAGTTGCCTCACTTATTAGATTATAATCCGTTGAAAGAAACAATCCCAACAGCATTGAAACGTTTTATGCAGATTACTGATGCTAACTATGCTAGCGAAGGTTTTAGTCCAACTTGGTTCCCTCACTTATGGCGTATTAAATGTGAACCATTGGTTGATAGTGAAGAATTTAGTCAGATACTAAGTGCTCCTATTGACCAAGACACATATCTTGGTATATGGGATAAAACTAAACCATATCCAGCCGGATATGTAATTACATATGGTGATAAGAATTATAAAGCATTGATTGATGTTCCTGCAGGGATATATCCCCCTGATCCTACATATTGGCAATTAGATACAGCAGATAACCTTAAAGATATTCTTGCTACTTATAATAAGAATATTGAAATTAATAATGCGGCGCTTGTTGAAGCAGAACGTCTTTTGCCTAACTCAGGATACAATAGCAATAATTTCTATATTGTGCCTACATACGGGGAGTATTCAAGTAACGGAGTTCTATCCAGGGCAGTTAATAATCCCGCACCACCTATCAATGTTAATACAGATGGCGGGGCACCTAATCCTTCTACAACCGGCACAGTAATGATGCTACGTAGTCCCAAGTTTAGAAATCCTAGTCCAGTAATCAAGATACCCAAGGCAGCGATAAAAAGTATTTGGGATATGACTGCTGATATGGGTTATGACAAGTTAGACGTTTTTCATACAACTCACTTAGAAACAATAACATTATCACCGGAAAGATCAGACACTAATTCAGGACCTGTTAGAGGTGATACAATATTAACTGTGGTTAGCAGTGGAACAATAACAGGACCATACGGTACTGCTGATAATACATATGCCACTGCTGATGCTAATCCTGAATTACCAGGCTTTACTGGTACTATTAGTCAATCAATGGATTGGAGAGCAGATTGTGATCCAGCATTTCAATTTATAGCACGTAGTAGTCCACGTAGTTTTGGCTATAGTGGTGGCTATATGACAGGTGACGGCACTCCACCAAACGGATTCCCATTGGGAAATGTAGGGTTAGATGGAGCAATGCTTTCCGGCGCTGGAATAAGTTTCCCACAAAATCCACAAGTTGGAGATTACTTCTTACGCATTGATTACTTCCCACAATTACTATATCGCTGGGACGGTAGAATGTGGGTTAGAATATCATCTAGTGTAAGAACGGGCACTGGATTTGATCAAGCTGATGGGTCATTGTTATCTGGATTCATTAACGATAGAGGGCAAACAAAACTTACAGACGGAACCTATGTACCAGAGAAGCAAGGGTTGTCAACTATATTAGCATTAAAACCAGACGCATTTCCACCAGTAATTTAAAGAGTATATAATGGCAGATTTTTTCTATGACAATCAGATACGCAGATTCTTAATTCAATTTGCGAAAATATTTAGTAACTGGCAAGTTACAAAAGGTAAAGACCCGGCAGGCAATGAAATATTAGTTCGTGTCCCTGTTATGTATGGTGATAGCAGTAGGCAAGCAGCAACTATCATTGCCAATAATAGCGCAAGTAATTTACCAAGCGCACCACTAATTACATATTATATTGGAGGATTAGAATATAATCAAAAGTGGACGCAAGATCCTACCTTTGTAGATAAAATAAATGTAAGACAAAGAGCATATAACTCTGAGACAGGACAGTATGAAACTACACAGGGTCAAGCATTTACTATTGAAAGGTTAATGCCTGTACCGTATACCCTAAAGATCACAGTAGATTTTTGGACTACTAATTACAATCAAAAACTTCAATTGATTGAACAATTAGGCACATTATTCAATCCAGCACTAGAAATACAAAGTACTGATAACTTTATTGACTGGACATCATTGAGTGTTGTATACCAAGAAGGATTAACGTTTAGTAGTCGTAGTATACCAGTAGGTACAGGAAATCCAATTGATGTTATGAGTTGGAAATTTTCTATGCCAATATGGATTAGCACAGCAGCCAAACTTAAGAAGATGGGAGTTGTTGAGAAAATCATTGCATCTATCTTTAAAGGTAACGCATTAACTGACATACAAGATGATGATTTATTGTTAGGCACACGACAGAAAATTACACCTTACGGATATAAAGTATTATTGATTGGGAATACGTTACAAATATTACCGCAGGCAATTGCGTTTTACCCCGGCAATAATAATTTAGATTTGCCGCCAAATCCCAATACAGATATATATTGGTCAAGTGTATTAAATGTATACGGAACTGTTAAACCGGGTATTAGTCAAATATGGCTACAAAATCCATACTTGGGTACTGACATTGTAGGTACTATTGTACCTAATCCAAATGATGACAGATTATTAATCTATAACATTGATCCAGACACATTGCCACAAAATACATTGGATCCAGTTGATGGGGTAATCAATCCTCAATTGACAGGGCCAAACGCAGGTTTGCCAGGGCCAATCAACGGACGTAGATATCTACTAGTAGATAATATAGGTGCTCCGGGAGAAAGTACAGTATCATGGGGAACTGTAGTTGCACATGCTAATGACATTATTCAATATAATTCAAGTACTGGTCAATGGTTTGTAAGTTTTGATAGCACCGCGGCAACTCATACTACATTAGAATATGTGACCAATCTTACTACAAACGTTCAATATCGTTTTGTAGATGATACTTGGATGAAATCATACGAAGGATGGTATGATCAAGGGGATTATTCTATCGTCATCTAATACTGTGATAAATCATAGTATGAGCAATACATCCGCAGGCGTTTTCTTTTATAGCAATAAAACAAATCGCTACCTTTATCTACTAAGAACAGATAATAAAAACCCAGGAAACTGGGGAATACCGGGCGGTAAAATAGAAGATAATGAAACTCTATTTGAGGGTATTGCTAGAGAATGCCAAGAAGAAATAGGAATGTTTCCAAATAATGCGAAATTAATACCTATACAAAAATTTATCAATCACACATTCACATATCATACATTCTTTTGTGAAGTATTTGATGAATTTGTTCCCGTATTAAATGAAGAACATTGTGGGTATGCTTGGGTAGGTGACAATCAATATCCTAAGCCATTACATCCTGGATTATTTAGTACAGTAAACTTTGATGTAGTACAGGATAAGCTAACGACACTTACAAAAAAAGAGACCTAGGTCTCTTTTTTTTATTTTAGCAGTGCTGACACTGTGGGAAAACCCATTGAGCCGATTATTATACCGGCCCCCATCATCATCCATCGCCATTTCTCTAATACTGAAATCTTGCCAGCTAACTCAGTGTGTTCTTTGACATCCTGCTCACGCATAGATTTTAGCATTTTTCTAGTTTCTTCTGCGTTGGCTTCAATCATATCATGTAGTGCTTTCAGATCCACTTTAAGTTCCCCGATTTTTTCTTCAAGGTTCTTAACTTGGATCTGAAGTACCGCAATTTCAGTTTCAGGTTGCATTTTGTTA